ATCCAGCTATCAATCGTGCCATCAACAAAAACCAACTGTACCGCGTTGCCTTTGGGCAGTGTTCCATCAGCGGCCACCTCGTCAATTTCTTCACTGTTACGCGCTATAGTTACGTTCGCAGCTCCGCAATTCTTTATGGTCACTGTATGACCTCCACTTGGCGAACTTGGAAGTGTAATCGTGAAAGGGGTGCTTGCATGGTTGCAAATTAATTGGTCACCGTTGCTTGCAGTATAGTTTGTCGTCTTTATTGCCCAATCATTGTAAGTGCCTCCACCTCCTGCAGCTGCCTCCCATCCAGGTGTAGTGCCATTCAATGTGAGCACATGATTGTCACTACCCACTGCGATACGAGCAAGGTGACCACTACCATCCCGATAGTACATGTCACCTGTAGCGTCACTGCCCAGGTCTATCCCACCCGTGAGTGCTATGTCACCAGGGATCGAAACAGTAGAGGCTGCACCAGCACCGATGGTGACATCGACCTCACCATCGGTAGTTGATCCGGTGAGTTGTAAGCCTACCGTGTTATTACCATCATTTTCAGCTACATAGAATTTTAGGCTACCACACTCGTCACCATTACTGGCATCAGCAACCACGCCTTCAATTTTTGCAAAACGTATGTTGTCCTGGTTGTCATCATCGCCGAAAAATTCGATGGTTCCACATACATCATTGTCTGCTCCAGCTGCACCCTTGTCGTTAACAAATTTTATCGATGCGCTGGTCGCGCCATTGTTTGTGTTTTTTAAAGTGAATACAGGAAGGGATGCAGAATCAGACGCGATCTGGAATATCTCCGTACTCGCATCATATGTCACATCAGCCTCACCAGTAAGCGCGTTAGCTCCGGTAACCGTGACCAGCGTATTTGCCGTGGAGCCACTTAGTGAGGCTCCACCTATGGCACTGCCATTCACCGTGTATGACATACCTGCTGCAAGGTCGATACCATCGTCATCGATGGTTGCGATTTCGACATCATCTACGTGAAATGACATTTTACCATGATTACCTGTACCTGACGCGGTTTTCGTTAAAAACCTTAATTCTTCTAATGTCTTATTCGACCCATTCAG